CATCTGACTTAGACACAGCTGATCCTAGCGCAGGAGCCCAATCAAAATCGTTGCTAAAGATATTGTATATAAAACTAAATCTATAGTCAATTTTCTGCGACTCCAAGAATGAATGACAGGCTAAAATTTTTTGTGACGATTGCTCTACTAAAAACTGTTCATTACTACTTGAATATTGTAATTTAAAAAAATCATCAACTTCCGGGTGGTAAGAAGGTTTAACATTGCCTTTATATTTAAAAAAATTCCCACCAGAAAAAACTGCAATACTATCCTGTGTTGGTCCAATTAACGCATCTTTAAATACCAGGTCCCTGGTTTCTTTTGGAAAATATGCTTCTCTACGGCGAATTCCTGACCACAGAATAAAGACAAAATCAGGTTTACCATTAGTTCTTATATCATCAAATATACTAAAACTTATAAAGTCATTGCCTGCTCCGCCACGGGCCCTGTTTGTGACTGCACATCCTTGAAATAGATGTTCAGGCCACAGTTGTCTAACTGTGTAACTACATCCTGATACTAAAACTTTTTTCATACTAATAGTTATTGTTGTGATATGTTGTCTTTTAAAAAATTTAAATCAAACAAGTTAACTTGATCTAGTTTAACATTAATTGCAAAATCAAAATCTTCTAAGAAAGGAATATATTCTGATTGATATGTTGATTCATAGAATGTTGTTACATTATCCAGTTGCATTGCAACCAGATAATCATTATCTAGTTTCATTTTTCTATGCATACTTTGTGATGCTTGCTCTTCATCTGAAAATGTAATTCTAATTACAGTTCCATTTAGTGCTTTTTTTAATTTTATTAGGCCTTGAGGTGTTGCATGGTGTGTCAACACCAATGCTGGTATTGTTTGAGTTTTAAAAGGTATATGTTTACTGGTGCCAATTAATTCCATTAACTCACTAGATTCTAAATTAGTATCAAGCAGTAATTCATTAATTTTTAAATACGTGTCACGAGTTTCACTGTTGAAATGAAATAAAACATCATTATACCACGGAACAAACGTATGATTAACTTCGTTAAACTCTGAGCCACTGTTCATGCAAGCACAAGCAATCTTATTGTTTAGTAACCACTTGCCCAGTGTAAATCCTCTGGCGCCAGGGGCAAAAGCAACTATCAATGTGCTGGGCATTAGACCAGTTCCTTAATGTTAAGGGTTTCCAAACTGTCGTGTAACAGGTCAATTTGTCTGCGACAATCTTCAAGGGCGTGGTGACTGGCAGGATATTTGTCAAGACCCGGGCATAACCCATAGACTGTTCTAGCATCCCGAACAACATAAAATTTCCAGGGCAACGGAATACTATAACTCTTGTAAGCATGTTCTAAAATGTTCATATCAAATGTAGGACCATTAGCCCATATTCGCTTACTACGCCATATAAGCTTGCCTAGTTCTTCTAGTGATTGTTTTAGTGGTATTCGCCCGTCTTCGGCAAATGCTTCTTCTCTGGCCGCAGTAGGCTGTGTGGCCCACCAATCTATAGTGCCTTGTTCAATATTGCGCCCTTGTTGGCTTTCAATATCAATTCTAGCATAGTACTGCTGGCTGTAATATCCGCGAATAAACGGATCAAATGCCTGTGCGGCAATAGTTAAGATACAAGCTTCTGGGCCTGTGCCTACTGTTTCAATGTCAATCATGAGATCCATGAAAGTAGTATAACACCAATTGTTGTCAGTGTCAATATATTAGGTAATCAATGATTACCTATTTAAAATTGAATAGTATTGAAGGAAAACGTTTGGCTCTGACAGATCTAACAATATTTCACCATTAAAACCAATGTAGCTTGTGGTCCAAGATTGTCCGTCTGTGGTGTCAATGGTTAATCCTTGATGAATGAATTTTTCATTTAGATTAAACCCATCGAGATTAACTCTGAGTATTTTGACATACATGTCTTGTGTGATTTTTCCATCCTGATCAAAAATCACATCAGTATTGTGATCTTTACCACTGAAACGTAACTTTACCACTGCTGGTAGATCTATGTAAAGCCTAGATTTAGACAGATACTGCCCATCGACTAACTCTGGCTGGACCTGAGTAACATTATCGCCCGAAGACAATGTAACAGTCATGAGTTTATTATTAATGCACCCAAACTCAAGATCAAATTCAATAAAACAATGATTAATTTTTTGCATTCATTAACGTCTCAAGAATAAAATGATTATCTAATCGTTCATGCACAGTATATCCCAACGCTTTACTGTGATTGTTTAACTCAGTGACCCATTCTGCACGAACTTCTGGTGTACTGCCGGTTTCTTTATTGATCCAGGCCTGCGGGTTTGACCCAATCATGGTAATGCCAAGTTCGTCCTTGTGTCTATCTAAATAAGTGTTGGTGAATATGCCTAAACTGCCGCCCCACTGAAAAGTAATTACGTCTTTGAACCGAACATGTTCGTCTAGCCATTTTTTAGTGTAATCAATATCTTTTCTTACTTCATTTACCCAGCCAACCAGTGCAAGAAAATTAATTTTTATTCCGTATTTTTGTGCTTGCTCAAGGTGGAAATCAATTGATGCATTTGAAAACTTTTTGCCCATGTGGTATCGGATATGTTCGTTTAAATTTTCAATGCCAACAATTAAAATTTCTGCACCACTTCCTGCTACCAACTCCCAGTCTCTTTCTGATGTTGGAATTCTTTCTCTAAAAATATAGTAACCCGACCAAGAAAAAGAATTATCAGGGTTTGCACGATTATATTCGCTTAACAAAGATGTAAATCTATGAAACTCTTTGAGATTTCCGTTTGTGAGAGCATCTTGAAACTTAAATGTTCGTATGTTGTACTTTTTATTTTGTTCGATCATTTCTGAAAATACATGATCGGCTGTGCGCCAGGTAAAGTTTTTCCAGTTTTCAATGTAATCACAGAATTTACATTTTCTAACACAGCCTCTACTGCCCATAATTCCAAGAATTTTTTTATTGTAGATTGAAAAATCATAGTCAGTGTAATCAGGTATTGGTAGTAAAGATAACTCTTCTCGGTTTAGTTCTTTCCATGTGGGATCATTGATTCCTGAATAATCATCATTGCCAGTGAGCAATTCAAACAATGCATGTTCTCCATCTCCGCGAATGTGATAATCAACAATTCCATTGGTTACTAATTCTTCAGCCAGTGGTGCAGGTCCAGTAAAATTATGTTGTAAGCATCCAGGACCACCAATAATAATTTTAATTGTTGGATCTAATTTTCTAATAAAATATGCCAGCCATTTCATACTGTGCTGACCCAGATAGCTAAAAACACTAATGCCAACATATTTTGGTTTGTACGATACAATCTGGCTTGCCGCAGAAATAAACATATCATTCAACCAGGATTCGATATTTTTATTAACATACCCATCAAAGAAAAAAGAAATAATTTCTTCCCTATTGGGATGGCTATTAACTAGATTAACAATGTCACCATTAAGATCTATTGCCAAGCATGACAGCCCAGCCTTTTCAACCACCGGTTTTAATGCCGCAGGAGCCATAATGGCAAAGGTTGTTTCTGTCCAAGGAACAGAAAGAACGACCATATCTTTGGTTTCGTTGTTTATATTATTAAGGCTTGTAAAATTCATTTTTAGTTGTCTGAGGGCAATTCCAGCAAGTGTAACAGATACAAGTGTATCTGTCAACTGTTATATTTTCAAATTGATATCTATTAACCAATGACCAATGTCAGCGGCTGTGATCCATCTACATAGAGTTTTAGATCTTCTATACATCTATCCATTTGAGTTTGTGCTTCGCTTTTCATTGCTGATCCATTTAAAGTGCCACCGCCTTGAGGGCCTGCAATGGTGCCAAACTTTTCACGTGCTTCGCCAATGATCATTTTAGCGGCGGCAACCATAAAATCACGTATCCATTGACTAATCTGAAAGTCGCTTAACAGAGTAATTTCAGGTTTGAGATTGTAGGTCCATAACAACACCACTTCGCCAGTGCCTTTTGGGTCACGAATTAGTTGTAGTTTTTTTGTAACAGGATTCCAGGTAAAGTTGATATATCCACCAAACATACGAGCGGCCAGTTCAACATACTGTTGATAAAAATCGTAGGTTGCAAGGCCGCCTTGTTGCTGATTAAAATTCAATAGATAAGTGTTTAAAGTTGCGGCGCCAAACGGGTCAAAGCTTGTGCCACCACCTCCGGTGCTGAGGCCAATTGTGCGTCTAAAAATTTGTCGAACCTGTGTGACTTCTTGTGGCAACGTGTATTCATTTACATCGTTAAGCAATTCCATAAAGCTGTAGCTTTCTTCATAGGCATTTTGCGCACGTTGGCGATAGGTGCCTATGGTTTTTTGATAAGCGGCTTCAAAGTGTGCCGGGTCTAGCTCAATGTCAATTATTTGACTGGCTAGTTGTAACTGCACATATTCTATCAGTTGTTTCTTCAGCGGGTCTAGTGTTTGATCTGCCATGTAGGGCTCCTTGCCCTATATTTAGCGCACCTTCAACAGTATCAAATTCTCATTGCCACGTCCGTTAAACTTGGTATCTGTGGCCTTGATGTCCTTGAATACCTTACGAGCTTGTGGTGCTCCTACTGACAGCAACGCTTTGATCTGTTCTGCAGGCTTACGCAGGGTTTTTTGCACACTGGTAGCGGCGTCAAACCCAATGATAGAACTGCTTTTTACAGTAAGCGAGCCAATGTGACTGTCTGCTGTGACATGGATCAACTTGCGTTTTTTGGTGTCGTACAACCAGGCTTCTGTAGCACCCACCAAGCCTGTAACAGGCACTGACTTGAGTTTGAGTTCTGCAAACTCTTTGAGATACTTGAATTTGGCTGTGAGTTTGGCAGGATCAATGGGTTTGGACTTGCGCGGCTTGCGCTCGACCTTTTTAATCTGCACATAGGCGCCACAGTCGTTGATCACTGTTTCACAGAACTTGATCATATTACGAATGTCAATTTTGCTATAGCAACTGTACGCTTCAACCAATTGTGAGTCTTTGCCTTTGGCAACTTCTTCAAATTCTTCTAGTCGTTTTTTCCAAATGTCAGAAATGGTGCTGATCATTTGTGGTGCCACATTCATGCCACGTATTGTGGCAATCGGTTTGATATTGGCTGACATTTTGGCACCCTCGGTAACAAAGTCATCAAACAGGCCTTCGATTTCACCAGCGCACTCGGATACTTTTTCACGCAACCGGTCCTGAATGGTTATTCTGGCCACTGACGCATCCTCGGCCATTACTTCTTCTTTCTTTTCTTCTTTGATCTCTAACAGTTCGAGAATCATATTATCCAGCTTGATCTGCTCTTGTTCAGTTAACTCAAGCCCCATATCACTCATGCGACAGAGCCATCCTGTGGTCAGACGAATTTGGCTGTCGCCAAGACTGCGAATCTGTTTGGCATCTCGGATACGTTCACGCCGATCCAAATAGGATGCAATCATGTCCTTGGCGTCTTTTTTGCCGTAAAAGTAATTGTACCAACCAAATGCTTTGCTTAATGCACTGATGCGATAGTCTGTGGGCTGATGTGTCCAAGCAGGTTCCTGGCCCATGTGATTGGTATCTGCACTACGTGGG